CGGCGTGCCTTTCGAGATGTCCATTTTGAAGATCGCTACGAGTGGTGTCATGTATTCAATAACCGTTAAAGAGAAGGATTGATATGTTGAGAAGAAGGACGATAGGAAGTAAGAAGTTAGTATTCTTTCAGAAGCGGTTTTATCCGGCAGGAAATTACACATGGACGGTTCCACCTGGATGTACGGAGGTTGATGTGTTTCTTGTCGGTGGTGGGTGCGGAGGCAATAGAGGATATACAGATACAGGAGGAGCTGGAGGATATACAAAAACCTTTAAAAAAGATACATCCGGATGGAGAGATGGTGATGCTATCCCTGTTATACCGGGTCAGTTAATTTCAATAATAGTTGGCAAAGGAAGTAGTAGAAGTTCTAATAGTACTCCACCTAATGATGGTGGATACTCGCAATTTCTAAACTCGAATTATAGAGCTTATGGAGGGAGTATGTATGGATACGAAAATAGTCCATGGCATTCAGATGGCGGTTCAGGTAGCGGTGGAGGAGGTTCTATAGGAGGTAATGGCGGTTCGGATGGTGGTAATGGATCAAACGGCAGCGCTCATGAAGGAGGTATAGGACAAGGTCATACGACTCGAGATTTTGGGGAATCTTCAGGTAAACGGAATGCTGCTGGTGGTGGAGGTGGTGGTAGTGAAAGATATGGAAAAGCAGGAGTATCTGACTATACAGAAGGTAAAGGAAGTGGAGTAAATGGTGGCGGTGGTTATGGTGGTGGTGGTGGATCAGAAGGTGACGGCGGTGATGGCACTGTCCTGATCCGATACTGGGCTTACGAAGAATAAAAACAAATATAAGTGATATGAGTAAATATATATACATACAAAAAGACGCAGCAAACATATATGTCACAATGCCGGAAAAGCTCGATACAGCAAACAACGATATCGGCACAACATGGGAAGATTATGTTGCAGGAAAGTACGTTTTGCTGACAGAAGAACAGATTGCCTTTAAAGAGGCAAACGAAGGTGCATCCGTAGAAGAAGTGTTCAATATGCAATTGACGCCTATTCCCGAACCGACACCGGAAGAAAAACTTCAAATTGCAAAAGACTTGAAGCGTCAGGAAGTCTACAACACCGACTACCGGCACTATTACATAGAGGACAACGATGTATATACATACGACCGTTTGTCTCTAAAAGACCAGTGTGCCCGAAAAGATACGGTTGAAGTAAACGGGAAATCGTATAAATCATCTCTGTTATTGGAAGCTCTCAATGAGATGGCAGACTACAATGATATCTGTATAGGTCTATCAGAAAAGTTACTCTCTGATATTGAAGCTGCCGAGACAGTGGAAGATGTAGAAGCGATTGAGGTGACGGGCTACCCCGATGTAATCCATAGAACAACAGCCGAATTACAGGAAGCCGTAAACTATACGAAAACGCACGATTCAGAGAAGCAGTTATCCCGTATCACCCGTAAATCTGTGTCTGCAATGTCACTGACGGATGATGAAGCGATTGGTGCCAAATACGCACATGCGGAATGGAAAGAATTTATTAACGGGAAGTTGGATACCGGCAACCGGGTAATTAACGATGACTGGTTATGGAAAGTCCGGCAACCGATAAATCCGGTTCTCGAAATATATCCTCCTTCGGTAGATACGGCTGCCCTTTATGAGCGCATGGACGAAAATCACAAAGGCACTGAATACGATCCCAAACTCTATGCGCCAGGCATGACGCTTGAACAGGGAAAGTATTACACGGAAATGGAAGACGGCGTAAGGAAGAAATATTACTGCTTTTATGGTACGATTAATCCGGTATATGCCCATTTGAAAGAATTGATTAACATAAATGTAAGATTGGTATGATAACTATTTTGACGATTATTTCAATGCTTGTTATTGCGGCCTACACGGCTGCCGTGTGTGTAAAGACTAAGGGTGTACCTTATTCCATAAGTGCAACCTATTACTACCTGGAGCATAAATTGTGGTTTATGGCAACAATGTGGCTGACTGCCGGTTTATTGATGCCTGCAATATTGGAGGTAAGTAAACCAAACACGGAATGGGTTGCATTTCTGTCCTGTGCTGGCATGTTCTTTGTTGGTTCAGCTCCCAATTTCAAAGATGATTATGAGAGCAAGATACATTCTGCTGGAGCAATCATCTGTATTGCCGGATCGCAACTTTGGGTGGCATTGAACCTCTGGCCAATGTTGTTAGTATGGCTTGCCTATGTAGGGTATACTGCATTAAGCATTGCCAAAGAAAAAGAGGGCACATTTTGGTATAAGTTCTACCAGAGCAAGCCGATGTTCTGGATTGAGATAGCAGCCTTATTATCCACTTATTTAGGCATATTATTTTTACTTTAAATGATGGAAATGCAAGAAATAGTCCAGTTGATAGGATCATTTATCAGCGCAGCAGGCCTGCCGTTAATTGGAGCATTCATGTTTTATGAATCTCGAAAACGTAAGGCTGCCGCAGAAGCTAAAAAAGCAGAAGCGGATAACATTACTCAGTATGCTGATGAATGGAAAGAATTATACGAGAAAAAGGAAAAAAGAGTGGGTGAACTGGATACTAAAATAGATACTTTGTATGCAAAAATAGAAGAATTGCGTCAGCGTATCCGTGAGCTAACTGAAAAGAATACGGAATTGATAATTAGGAATAGTGCTCTTGATTTTCGGAAATGTAATAAACATGGATGTCCAGATCGAGAGCCACCCAGTGAGTTTTAGACAAGTTTAATTTAGATAATGGAGTAATATATTATGACAGCAAGAGGACTTAGAAATAACAATCCTGGTAATATTCGGATTAATAACGACTTGTTCCAAGGAGAAGTAAGGCCCAGTGAGGATAAATCTTTTAAACAGTTTACAACAATGGCCTACGGCTACCGGGCTATGTTTAAAATATTATCTAACTACTTCAAAAATTACAAGCTCGACACTATCCGTAAGCTGATTACCCGTTGGGCCCCACCGGAGGATAATAACCATACGGAAGCCTACATTATGGCTGTATCTGATTATGCCGGAATCCCGGCTGATGATCCGATCAATGTAAATGACCGTGAGCAGATGATCCGTATTGTGGCAGGTATGAGCCGTGTGGAGAATGGGGTAGAGGCTGATATGCCAGATGTGATTGACGGATGGAGCTTGTTATGATGGACGAAAGAGACAAAGACGAATTATTAGGTGGTTTGATCGGGTTATTGATAATAGCACTGATCTGTATGCTTACATCTTGCCGTACGCAAGTCCGTTATGTCCCGGTTGAAACGGTCAGAATTGATAGCGTGTTCTTTAACTCGGCCCGGATCGATAGCGTGCTTATACATGATTCGGTCTCTGTAATTCAAAGAGGCGATACCGTTGCCGAATATCGGTACAGGTACATCTATAAGTACAAGGACAGGGTAGACACGCTATATATAAACCGAACAGATACTATCCGAGTACCATACCCGGTTGAAATCGAAAAGAGGCTGACAGTCTGGCAACGGATGAAGATAGAAGTAGGCGGCTGGGCGATGGCGGCTGTCATTGTCATAATACTGATCGTTGTTGGCCGGATGGTTTACAAACTGAAGCAGTAGACTTTTGTTCATAGTCTCTTCCTATGGGGCTGGGAAGTAAAATAAAAGCCCCCAACGTATCACGTTTAACTGCTACATAAAACTGATACACAAGCATAGACACTCGCACGTTGGGGACTTAATATCTTCAACATGAATGTCTATGCTTTTGTTGCATTATGTGCGATAAGTTTTATGTAGCGAAGGCAAAGATATAACTAAAATTCAAACATTATGTGTAAATCTGAAATCTTTGCCAAAATATTAAGAATTGTCTCTAAAGAGACAGAAGTATCAGAAGACCTGATACTGTCAAAGTGTAAACGAAGTGATATTGTTGATTCACGCGGTATCATGGTTGTTATACTATCTGAATATAAATTCAGTGAATCTCAAATATCGTCATTTACCGGATTTACGCAG